AGAAATGCTTTAGGAGCAGTCTCTAATTCCAATTATGGTTACTTTGGTGGTGGTTTTGCTCCACTTTATGTTTGCACCATTGACCGTTTAGATTTCTCTAATGAAACTGTAGCAGCACCAGGCACTTATCAATTAACACAAGGAAGAGCTGATTTAGCAGCAGTCTCTAATTCTAACTATGGTTACTTTGGTGGTGGTTATGATCCATCAATTCCATCTCGTGTTTGCACCATTGACCGTTTGGACTTCTCAAATGAAACTGTATCAGCACCAGGTACTTACCAATTAATACAAGCAAGAGATAAATTAGCAGCAGTCTCTAACTGACACTAAATAATCAAAACTACACTATGAGTTATGGATGTACTGCTTGGGAATATATTGATTCAACCAAATGTTATCACAAAAGAAGGTTGTAAATATCTTACTGAATATGTAAAGAATGCTCCCAGAGATACAATGGGAGTTTTTGATTCCGACAAGGCAAACGAATCAAGAAAAGACGAACATAAAATTGATAAGAAGGTAAGAGATGTGGAGTGTGCCGACATCACTCCTATTCTTCCTAAGGTGAAAGAAATGTATGATGACATGGTGAATAATGTTATCAATCCTTTTTATGATTTTAAGATTAGAGATAGTGAAGTTCCACAGTTTCTTTACTATACCAAAGGAGGACACTATAAACCTCATTATGATGGTGAAGGAATGTGGACCAATCCCGATGGAACAAAGCAGTGGAAGAAAACAATTGACAGAGATATCTCTACTGTATTATTCCTGAATGATGATTTTGAGGGTGGTGAGTTTGTATTCCCAGCATATAGAATTCGTATCAAACCAGAACCAGGACTACTGATTGCATTCCCATCAACACATCACTATCTTCATGGTGTTGAACCAGTAACTTCTGGTGAAAGAGTGGTAACTGTTTGTTGGATGAGAGTTTGTGGTGTTCCAACAAAAGAAGAACAAGACAAAGAGATTTCAGAGAAATATGGAATCAAAGCCTATTAAGTAATTCATAACATTTTTTATTTTTATCATAAGCATAGTCAGCATAAGGACCATTCTTTCTCACATAATGTAAAAATAATTGCATAAACCTATCATTCTTATGAGTTCTTAAAGGACTTCTCCAGTGAGGCACAATGGTTCCCAAGTATGCAACACCATGACCCATAGGAGTTACGACTTCTCTTCTTTTTCCTGTAAGATCTTTAAGTTTAATGGGCCACTCTGCATCACCAGCAATATTCATAGTGACTGATACTTCACATGATGGTCGATCAGTATGACAATTCATCCATCCTTTATTGTGATACGTTGTTGTAAACCAATAAGATGGAATTAATTCTTCTCCTAACAAATCCTCAAGAATTGGTTTAACTCTATGCACCACATAGGTTGATGATGGTGGAGCATAACAACACATCACATTACCTCTCTCAGGATCGTAATGAGTTTTCAAACCTCCAAGATCTTGGACTGCACCCATAAGGTTTTGATATTTAATCTGTATTGCTTCTTCTTTACTAATAATTTCAGGAAGGTAGTGCCAACCTTTCTTTGTGAATGTACTCATAATTATTTGTATCTATTATTACTATGTATCTTAAGTATCTTATAGATCATCCATCAACCTCAACAAAGGTATTCTACTCATATTCTGCAGTGTTGTCAAGATGTGATATAATATATAAAGAAAACTATTGAGAATGAATAAGACCTTTTACTTTATGGCGGGTCTCCCACGATCAGGGAGTACAATGCTTTCGTCAATTCTGAATCAGAACCCAAGATTTTATTCCGGACCATCAAGTCCAGTTCTTGGTGCAATGTTTGCCGTAGAACAGAACTTTATGGGCAATGAGTTGTATCATGGTTATCCAAAACCAGATCAAGTCAGAGAGATCATCGGTAGTGTCCCACATCATTTTTATAGTGATGTAAGTAAACCTGTAGTATTTGATAAGAATCGTGCATGGACCGCAAGAGTTCCTTATATTGAGGGATATATTGGACAGCAGGCAAAGATTATTGTTCCGGTGCGTAGAGTGGATGAGATTCTGACTTCAATTCTTACAATGGTTCATCGCAATCCATTTCAAGAAGGGCAGGAAAGAGTTAATTTTGTAGATGAACAATTGATCAAAACCAATATACCCATCAATGATTATAATCGGTGTATGTATCTTTTGAATGATGGTGGCATTGTCTATGAATCACTTAATGCTATTATGATGGGATTTCAACAAAATGTGCGTGACAAAATGCACTTTGTGGACTATAATCATCTTGTGGACAATCCTAAGAAGACAATGGAGGACATTTATGATTTCTTAGGTGAAGATTATTATGATCATGACTTTGATTCACTTTCTAATACTCATAGAGAAAATGATTTGAATACTTATGGATTGGGTGATATGCATGAGGTTCGTTCTAAAGTTAAAAAAACTTCCCCTTCACCTTCATCTGTTCTTCCTGAAGAAATCCTTAATCTTTATGAACAAAATAAAAGGCAACTTGAGTTTTGGGGAACACCCGACATCATTACGGTAACTCCAAAGGTTGAAGCACCTCTTGTAAAAGATAACTCAATTATCTTTAAATAAATATCGAAGCAACTTCTTGATAATTTTATGACAAAAACTAAGTATTCTATATTTCATGTTCAAGGTGGGTTTGGAAAACACATTGCCGCAACGGCAGTAGCCAAGTGCATTAAGAATAATCATCCAAGCAGACAACTGATTGTTTGTGCAGTTTATCCTGAGATCTTTCAAAATCTACCATTTATTGATAGAGTATATCAAATGGGTAATACCAGTTATTTCTATCAAACTTATGTGGACAATCAGGACTCATTACTCTTTGCAAACGAACCTTATTTTACTACGGATCATATTCATAAAAAACTTCCTCTGATTCAAACTTGGTCTAAGATGTATGGGTTAGAGTATCGTGGTGAAATGCCTGAGGTTAAGTTCAATCCTCTACAGAAAAAAATTGCTAAGGAGTTTTGGACTGGTCGTGCAAATGATAAACCTATCATGGTTCTTCAGACGAATGGTGGATTGTATCAAGAACAAAGACCTTATCTATGGGCACGGGATATGCCCGTAGCACTTGCACAAAAACTTGTAGATCATTACTCTGATGAATATCATATCTTCCAAGTTAAGAAACCTACAAGTGAATCACTAGATGGTGTAGAAGTGATTCAAGATCCTATGAGTAATATGGAACTTGTAAGTATTCTTCTTAATAGTGAGAAGAGAATCCTCATTGACAGTTGCCTACAACATGCCGCAGCAGCACTTAAACTTCCTTCTGTGGTATTATGGAATGGAACAAGTCCAAAGGTATTTGGGTGGGATACGCACATGAATATTCAATCTGAAAAACCTGCAAACTTTAAACTTCCAAATAGTTATTTGTTTGATTTTGATTTCATGGGAGTGGAAGCAGAGTATCCTTATGTTGATGAGGATGAAGAAATCTTTGATTTTGATAAAATTGTAGAAGCAGTTGGCTAATGAATGTTATTGGACTTTATGGTGCGATTGGTTGGAATGTTTTAATCTCTGATAATCCAAGACTTCGCAATGAAATGAATGAGAGTTGGACACATGGTTCGAGTGTGACTCTCTTCTCTAATGGAAATCATGTGGTAAGTATTAGTGAGGAACGACTCACTGGTATTAAATATGATGGAAACTTTCCACGCAAGTCTATAGAATATTGTTTGTCTACTGGTAATCTTTCGAAAGAAAACATTGATGTTGTGATTGTTCCATCAATGGGCAATACAAACTTCTATAAAAATTATATCAATGGCACTTTGAAATCTAAAATTAAAAGATATTTTCCAAAGGCAAGAGTTGAAATAGTCTCTCATCATATGTGCCATGCATATTCATCTGTATTTTCTTGTGATTACAATGAAGGCACATTCATTACGATGGATAATGCAGGATCTATTTTCTTCAATGCGGCAGGTAATATTGCATCAACTGAAAATCACTCTAACGGATACTTCAATAAGGAAAAAGGAATCTTTAGATATTATCCCGGTGTTCCAGACCTGAATAACTTCGGCAATTACTATTGGATTTGGGCTTATAAAATCTATACCGAGATGGTAAAGAAAAATATTGAACTGACTGATCCAAAATACCGTGAGACATTTTGTGGTAAGGTGATGGGTCTCTCTGCCTATGGAAATGTGAAAGAGTTTCAGCAGGATTATCGTCAGACTTTTGAGGGTATTCCATCTCTTACATTTAATTCATTTCCCGGACAAGATTTTGTTTATGGAAATATGAGTCCAGAGAACAAGGCAAAGACTCTACAACATAACTTTGAGCAGGGTATGTTGGCATATATGAAAGCACTTAAAGAACAAGGATACATTGATGATAATCTCTGTCTTGCTGGTGGTGTCTTTCTAAACATTCTTGCAAACTCTGTGATTCGTAAGAATAATGTTGCTGAGAACATTCACATCCCACCATTTCCTGATGATACTGGACTTTCATTTGGTGCTGCTTGTTATGGTGTCTTCAAGGCAAAGGAACAGGTGACTCTTCCACATAACATCTCACTTCTTGGTCGAACTTATAGTGATCAAGAAATTGAGGAAGCACTTGAAGGAAAGAACTATAAGAAGTTTGATAACTTTGAGGAGTTATGTGAGAAGACTGCAAAACTTCTTGCTGAAAATAAAATTGTTGGGTGGTTCCAAAACAGATCGGAGTTTGGTCCCAGAGCATTAGGTTCTCGTTCCATCCTGATGAATCCCACACCAAAAGAAAATAAAGAGACAATCAATACACGTATCAAGCACAGAGAAGAGTGGCGTCCATTTGCAGGCATTATGCTTGAAGAATATCAGGAAGAATACTTCACCGATGTTTATCCAAATGAATATATGTTATACTCTCTTGTAGTTAGACCACATCAAAGAAAGAAACTTGGAGCAATCACACATAAAGATTTTTCTTGTAGGATTCAAACTGTGAATAGTGAATTGCATCCAGAGGTTACGACACTTCTTCAAAAATATAATGAAGAAACTGAGTGCCCTGTATTGTTGAATACTTCTTTCAATGATAATGGTCAACCAATTGCAGAAACTCCAAAGGATGCTATCAAAACATTTGAAAATATTGATTTAGATTATCTTGTAATTGGAAATTATGTTGTATCTAAAAAGTAATTTATGAATTTTACAGTATACTCAAAAAACAATTGTCCCTATTGCTATAAGGTCAAACAGGTGTTAGAATTAACTGGTAGCAATTATGAGATTCATACTCTTGATGAGGACTTCACACAACAAGAGTTTTATGCTAAATTTGGCCAGGGTTCGACATTCCCTCAAGTAATGTGTGATGATAAAAAATTAGGAGGATGTGTTGACACAATCAAATTTCTCAGAGAACAACAAGTCATCAAGTCCTAACATAAATAAATCAGAAGACCACAAAAATCGTGGTGTTGATTTCCTACTTAATGGAGGTAAAAGAAAGCAAGTCCAACCATTTCATATCATCTTCGAAAAGATGGTTTGCTTTCTAAGACGGGAGGTTACCATCTATTTCGAATTTTCCATCAAAACACGGAAAAGACAAGTAGTATCCCGGAGAAAGAAAAATGTTAGCAGTTAGTTTAGTCTTTGGATCATTCTTAACCATTTTATTTTTGATACTGGGACTTGTAATTGGTTGGACTGCTAGGGAATATATGATGAATTATCGGGAAGTTCCAAGACCTCATCCTGAAATGTTTGATGAGCAAGGAAATCTAATTCCTGACGAAGTAATTGCATTTAACTTTGAAAATTATGACTACGACAACAACGAAGAAGAAGACGACGACAACTAAGTCTACCTCACTAGAACTTCCAAGAAATCCATTTGTATTTGAGGTTTTAGATCTTGCCTCAAAGCAAAGAAGCAAGGCAAAAAAAGTAGAGGTTCTGAAAAAATATAGGGACAATGGTTTAGTTGCCGTTCTTATCTGGAACTTTGATGAAACTATTACATCTCTTCTTCCAGAAGGAGAAGTTCCTTATTCTGGATTTGAGGATCAAGCAAAGTCCAATGGTGGATTAACGACTAAGATTACAGAAGAAGTTCGTCGTATGCACGAGACTGATTCTTTTTCTATGGGTTCGAGTGATAAGAATGGACACACTACGATTCGTAGGGAATTTAAAAACTTCTATCATTTTTTGAAAGGAGGAAATCCCGGACTGAATGCAATTCGTCGTGAAACAATGTTCATCAATATTCTTGAGGGACTTCATCCACTTGAGGCAGAAATCATTTGCCTTGTAAAGGATAAAAAACTGACCGATAAGTATAAGATTACAAAAGAGATTGTGAGTGAAGCATATCCAGATATTACTTGGGGAGGTAGAGGTTGAGAATTCTTTATGAAGATTGTGATCCAGACAAGGCACTAGATAGATCTCTTCCATATACTGCCTATCTAATAGAGTATAAAAAGGATGGAGAGTCTCATTATGATGTTGCACTAGGCAAAAAGCAAGTTGAAATCTTTGATCACTATTGGGATAAGTATCGTGAAAACTTTGTGAATATGAAACAGAGTGAGGGAAGAATCAATCCAAAACTCTGGGGTAATGAACCACCCAAAACCAAAAGTCGAAAGTGATTCCAAAAAAGTCGCAAAAAAATCTCCGGAAAATTTTTGGTCTGTAGGGTCGCTTGACTAAATAAGGTATGAGGTCTATAATAGACCTGTCGTTTATCGGAGAAATCTCCGACGCAAGTAAGTCGCGCAACGGAACGTTGATCCCATGTTAGAAATACTTCTGTATTCTACACTCACCTGTCCTCAAGCTGATGCTATTATGCTAAAGATTAAGGCAAACGAAGATCTTGAGAATTTTATCAAGATTGAGTTAGTTGAGACCGTCAAGGAATCAGTGCCCGAGTGTAAATGGGACGCAAACGACTGAAGAAACGGAAAAAAAACGGATCCTGATTATTCAGAGAAGGTTAATTTCACCCATTTCTTTAGGAGTATAAAAATGAACACACTTAATATGATTCGCAAGCAGATCAATAAAGCATCTGCTCTTCACGACGCACAAATTCATATGACATCTTATCGTGGTGTCAAGTATGAGTGCAAGCAAGGAACCGATGATCTTCACGGCACCTTCTGCTATCGTGGACACACTTATAGTAAGTGAATTACTTGTAAATCGTCAGAGGGGTTGCTAACCCCTCTTTTTTTATGTTATAATGTGGTGAAACAGCAAAGTATTATGGAGAAAGAAAGACTTAAACTCATTGTCAGAAATCTTGAACTACTAGTTGATTCATTAAAGGCAGAAGTATATTCTGATGTGGACGCATATAAAACGTCTGTAGATACTTCCAAACTTCCTGGAATGACTGATTATGATGAAATCTTTGAGGATGATGATGGATATCCAGATTAAAACAAAGAAAGCAAAAGAACTTATAAAATTGCTTGAAAGACTCATCAAGCAAGATCATCTTTATACTGAAGAACGTATTATTGAGATGAAAAATGCTCTTCGTAGTGCAAAAGAAGAAGTTGCAAAAATGGAAAAACAAAATTACAAAGGATTTGGCAAATGAGTGTAAAATTAGTAAGTGTAACTCCTGATGCGGAAAAGACAATGGCATATGTTGCCAGAGTCTCGAACCCAAATAATCAGGAAAACCCCAACTATGCTAAGTTATTGGGTTATTGCATCAAGCACAATCACTGGTCTGTGTTTGAGCAGAGTTTCATGACTCTGGAGATTGAGACTACTCGTGGTCTCGCAGCTCAAATCCTCCGACACCGCTCATTTACATATCAAGA